GCAATGTTGCATGGCATCCAGCTATTGAATTGTATTGAATGAATGAGGATTTACATTTCATTTCACACACAACACAGACAAAGCTTGCGCGGCAATGCAAGGCAAGCTGCAATGCTGGCAAATGCAAGGCCAGAGGGGGCTTCCTGGAAATGCGATGCCCCCGACAGCCGCAGCCGTGCTTTATATATGTTAAATAGTACATACCAACACACAGCCAGCGAGGTGTTATGGCAAAGCTAACAAAGACAAAGCAGACTGAGGTAGAGCAGCTAGTGACAGATGGTCATAGCATAGTGAGTGCTTGTTCATTAGCTAAAGTAAACCGTTCTATGCTTTACAAGCTGATGAAGGATGACGGTGATTTTGAGGCTGTTATTCGTACAGCGCAGCGACAGAGTGCCGAGAAGTCTTTAGAGGAACTGGATGAGTTATACAGTGATGCGCTTCACAAGCGTAAGGACTATGATCCTAATGTCTTGCGTGATTATGCTACTCATGTAAGGTGGAAGGCATCTAAGATTATATCTGACCGCTATGGAGAGGCTAAGACTAGAACTGGTGTAGAGGTTAGTGACGGTACGGTTCGTATAGTTTGGGAGACAGCGGAGCCTAATGCAAGTTAAGATACCTTATAAGCCAAGGCTGTTACAGGCAGAAATGCACCAGAACGTGAGGAGATGGAACGTACTGGTGATGCACAGACGGTTTGGCAAGACAGTGTGGGCAGTTAATCATTTAATTAAACACGCTCTTACTTGTGAGCTTCCCAGACCAAGGGTTGCGTTTGTAGCTCCTACCTTTACTCAGGCTAAGAGAATAGCTTGGGATTATGTTAAATTTTATGCTGGTGTTATTCCAGGTGTTAGCTTTAACGAGACAGAGTTGCGGGTGGACTTCCCTAATGGCTCACGTTTAATGCTTTTGTCTGCTGAAAACCCAGATAGCTTGCGCGGTATTTACCTTGATCTATGCGTCTTTGATGAGTTTGGTATGCAAAATCCGAGGGTATGGGGGGAGGTTGTTAGACCAGCCCTATCCGACAGAGAGGGTGCGGCTGTATTTCTAGGTACACCAGCAGGGCATAATCATTTTTTTGATTTATTGCAAACAGCACAGGATCAAACAGAAGAAGGCTCTGACCAGTGGTACTGGAAAGTTGCCAAAGCAAGTGAGACAGGGCTTGTAAAAGACTTAGAATTGCAAGCAGCACAATCTCAAATGACACCAGAGCAATACGAACAAGAGTATGAATGTTCGTTTACTGCCGCTATTATAGGGGCTTATTATGGAAAGTTGCTATCTGATGCTGATGATGATGGAAGGATCACAAGGGTTCCATATGATCCCGCTTATCCTGTGCATACCGCTTGGGATTTGGGTATAAACGATTCGACAGCAATCTGGTTTGCACAAATATTTAGAAGTGGAGCGATCAATGTTATTGACTACTATGAAAGCAGCGGTGTTGGGTTGGATCACTACGCTGAAATCCTACGTCAAAAAGATTACTACTGGGGAGATCACCTCGCCCCCCACGACATCGAAGTCAGGGAACTCGGTTCGGGTAAAAGCCGCCTCGAAACGGCGTTCAGCCTCGGCATCAAATTCAAAGTCATCCCGAAAATGAAAGTGGCTGACGGTATCAACGCAGCAAGAATGATGATACCTAAATGCCAATTCGATAAGGATAACTGCAACCAAGGCATTGAAATGCTTAGACAATATAGGCAGGAGTGGGATGACAAAAGAAAATCTTTCAGAGATCATCCGAGGCATGACTACACTTCTCATGCTGCGGATGCGTTTAGGTATCTGGCTGTTGGCATGGAGAATAGACAAGCTCTGGTTCGTCCACCGCAACAAATTGCCGTCAATGAGTACAATCCGTTTTCGTTATGACCCCAGAAAACGAGGACATAAGTGACGTTTTATATTTAATGAGTAGAAGTAATTTTCATAATTGGTTTAGCAAAAAAGAAATAGAACGATATGTAACACCTGCTTTACAAGCTAATCAGTACCTTATGGTAAGAGACAAACAACAGCTTCCTATTTTTTATGCGTCTTGGGGGTTTCCGAATTACAATCAAGTAAGTGAGTATGTTCAAACTTTAGAATTTATGCCAGAGGGGTTTGTAGGCGGGGGGGATGTACCTTGGTTAATTGACTTTATAGCAGAGGGCGGTAAGAGTAATGTTGCAATGGGTTTTCGTAAAGTAAAAAATGTGTTATCAAGTAAAGGATACAATCAATTTTTTGGTTTAAGAGTTGAAACACAGCGTTTAGGTTTTCATCAGTGGGGAAATAATAATGGGCAGTGTAATAAGAACATTTAAAAAGACCGCCAGAGCTTTGACTAAAAATGCTGGAAACATAATTGAAGCTACTATTGAAAAGCCAACAAAAAAAATAGGCAAGGAACTTTTTGATACTGTGGCGGGGACAACTGATGAAGAGCGTAGAGCTATGCTTGGAGAGATGCCCGATTTAGAAATTACGCCAGAAGTAACGCCAGAAATTATCCCTGATGATGTTACGGTTCTTGGGCGTGGCAGAAAACGCATTAAGCGTGCTGGGCAAGCTGGGACAATAATGGAAGAGTACGGTACTTTATCAGCAAAGCCAATTAAGAAGGCAGTAGAGAAAGCATAGTTATGTCATTTTTAAAGCCAAAAGTTTACACACCGCCACCACCGCCAGCCCCAGAACCGATAGCTGAACCTGACTACAAACGCGCTGCTGCATTGTCTGATGAAGCTGTGTCAAATGAAAGAAAGAAACGCAAAGGGGCTGGGTCAACAGTTGTTGGCGGCGGGATTACTGGTGATGAAACTGAAACAGGTACGTCTAGTTCGCCTACATTATTGGGGTAAGTAATGGATAACACAAAATCTATAGTTAGTCGTTTTGAGTATTTAGAAAGCCAGAGAGCTAATTGGGATAGCCATTACCAAGAACTTGCTGACTATATGCTTCCCCGCAAAGCAGATATTGTACGCAAACGCGCCAGAGGCGAAAAGCGTATGGAGCTTATCTTTGATGGCACTGCATTGCAGTCTGTTGATCTACTTGCTTCATCACTGCATGGTATGCTTACAAGCGGTGCAACACCGTGGTTTCACCTAACTCTAAAGGATGATGAGCTTGGGCGTGATGAAGAAGTCCAAGCATGGCTGGAAGATACTAGCTCTCGTATGATGAGAGCCATAACAATGTCCAACTTTGAAACTGAAGTCCATGAAATGTATGTGGACTTAGTTGTTTTTGGCACAGGCTGTATGTTTGTGGAGATGGACAAGGCTAGTATGCGCTTTAGCACACGGCACATATCAGAGTTTTATGTTGCTGAAGATCAGTTTGGTATTGTTGATACTGTATTCCGTAAGTATGTGTTGCCAGCGCGACAAGCAGTGCAGCGTTTTGGTATAGAAAATGTAAGTACGTTTATCCAAAAAAGATTTGAGAAAAAGCCTGACGAAGAAGTGACTGTCCTTCATTGCGTAATGCCACGCAAAGAACGTGACCCGACTAAACAGGACAACAAAAATATGCCGTTTGCCTCTATGTACATTTGCATGGAAACAAAAATGGTTATGCAAGAAAGTGGGTTCCAAGAGTTCCCATATGTTGTTCCGCGCTTCCTCAAGGCAACTGGAGAAGTGATGGGGCGTTCCCCAGCTATGGTGGCGTTGCCAGATGTTAAGATGTTAAATCTTATGTCAAAGACCATCATACAAGCTGCGCAGAAACTAATAGATCCTCCCTTGTTAGTTCCTGATGACGGATTTCTTCTCCCTGTCCGTACCCAGCCTGGGGGGCTTAACTTCTTTAGAAGTGGCACAAGAGACACAATCACGCCACTGAACACAGGCGCAAACATTCCTATCGGCNTAAACATGGAAGAACAGCGTAGATCAGCTATACGCTCTGCCTTCTATGTAGATCAGCTTCTAACAGGCGGTTCACCTAATATGACAGCTACAGAGGTNGTNCAACGCCAAGAGGAGCGTATGCGCGTTATAGGGCCAGTATTAGGGCGTTTGATGAACGAGATGCTACGCCCAATGATTGACCGTGTGTTTGCTTTGATGCTCCGCGCAGATATGCTTGCACCGCCCCCAGAGATTTTGCAGGGGATTGATGTGGATGTTGAGTATGTATCACCACTAGCTCGCGCACAAAAATCAAGCAGCCTTAACAGCACAATGAAAGCCTTAGAGATATTGCTGCCACTAGCACAAGCGTTGCCAGTTGCAGATCACATTAATGCTGACGGCTTGGTTAATCACGTTATGGATAGCCTTGGTGTTCCTAAGAAAGTTGTAAAACCTCAGTCTGAAGTTGACGCTGCCAGAGAAGAGCAAGCAGCGCAGCAACAGGCTATGATGGAACGTCAGGAAACAACCCAAGACGTACAAGACGTAGCGCAGATAGCGCAAGCGTCTAGGATGGTAGCTAAATGAACGAACAGATAACACAACTTAAAACCATGTACACC